CTTTTTGATAATAAAACCCTCATTAGCTTTAGTGTTAGCAATCCACTGCCTTACAGCTGTAGTTACGTCCATTAATACATCTGTTGTCTGATAGTCAAAGCTCTGCGAGTGTGCTGATGCTGTAAACCAGGTTCCCCCACCACCTCTTGTAGCCCAACTTCCAGTAGTTCCATTTGCAAAAGAAGACGTTAGCCATGCAGATGCTGTGTTAGCGCTTGTTAATCTATAAGTCCAAGACACCCCATCACTACTAGTCACGGCTGTTGTGTATCTGCCAGTGCCCATGTTCCAACTTTGCGATACCTGATAGGCATATAAATCGTAGCTTGTCGGAATCTCGCTTGGTTCTGTTGCTGTCAACCTTAGGTAGTAGCTTGCAGTTTGTGTAAGTAAAGCATTGGCAAAATTATTCGTAAAGTTTGTTAGATCAAACTTAACAACAATTCTTGAATTATAGTACACAATAGTTGAGCCTGATACCGTTGAGCTCTTATTGATTTCCAATACAGCATCTAAACCAGTATTGAGCGATGGGTACTGGTCGTATAAGGTTGCGTCTTTTACGCTAAAAATGCTATATATCATATTAGAAAGATGTTATTCTGCCTTCAATATCTCTATCTGGGAACTTTACTTCGAAGATGGCTGGGTCTAGGCTTGGGTATGTTATTCCGTTTTTAGTTGCTCCTGCAATATCGTATAATACATCACTATATCCATCCGCTATGGTATTTAGATTTTGAATTACCAAGTTGGATACTGTTTGTACTCCTTTTACGCTCAGTAGCGCCATAAGAATCTCATTATGCACAATGGGCTGGTTTATTTGCCATTTGTCTATGTTAAAGTGGTCTTTAAGTTTTTGGATGCAACGAGCTAATACTTCATTGCTGTTAAAGTTAGGTATAGGTAGTATATCGAATTTAACTCCAATGTTTATTACATACGCATCTCTGATGTTAATACTATCCGTTAGCATTCTGTAATGGTCTATATAGCTTGCTAAGTTCGTTTTAACAGCTTTATTCACGGTTGTACATTGCTTATTGTTGTCGTATCCTAATATAAATAAGTTGAGTGCTAATGGATTTGCTACTGTGTCGTTTACTTCTGAGGTGCTTATATTGTTTTGTTCATCGGGTGCTATAAATGCTTTTGCGACCGATCCAAATATACTTGGCATTGCGTAACATCGCATAATATAGTCTTCTCTCGTCACAGCTCTGTTTTGAGACGAAAACTGCGCTAACGCATTTTGTCTTATTTCCTCTATCGTCTCCTCGTTTCTACCGCCACCAGCTGCAGTTGTGTTGTTTACAATAACACTCTGTATTATAGTATTGTTTAATGCCGTAGTGGCTGTAGGAAGTGTTGTGTTGGTTGTAATTATAGATGTAATTTCTGTAATTGTATTTGATGGTACGTTAGCTGTCGTTCCTCCACCTGTATAGTACGTGACCGTAAGTGTTGTATTTGATGGTGCTATTCCGTAGGCTGATGTAAGTAACGGGTTGCTTGGATCCAGTGACGCATCAGTATCGGCTTTTCCTGTTGCTGTTGCAATAGCTATCTGCTCAGGAGTTGCTAACAATTCCTCGTCTGGTGTGTTTGATATACCTGCTCCAAATTGGATTTCCAATCCCCCCTCTACTACACGCGTTATAAATCTTCTTGGTACTTTTTTTAACCTAAGAAGATATGGTGTTTCATCGCTGTACACTGCAGCGTCTGGGTCGTTATACGATGTGTTAGCTACTTGTTCAAATATAGTATCTTGGGCTAGATAAGGCACCTCGTACCACGTATTTCCATCGGCATCAGTAATGTCTTTTAGTCCTATTACCGGACTGGCTATTGTTGTGGGTAGGAACACCTTTGTGAACCGTTCACGAGCTGCTATCGTATACGTTTGTGTCTGCACAGTTGCACTAATAGCTTTTACCACCTTCTTTGCTAAGTAGTAAATTGGATTACCAGTTGCGTTGTCAATGCTGTATACAGAGTACTCAATTGGGCTAAATGCGTTGTCTATTTTAAAGTCGATTGTGTCTTGTACAGTAAACGTAATGCTTGATCCTGCTGAACGAACTTCAAATCCTGGTTCAATTTTTAGACCATATCTTGTGTCTGGTGTGCTTCCATTACCTGATCCGCTTGCTGGTATTAGTTGGTAAACATCTAGATCCACTTGTGCTGGTACTGATAGCTTAGGTTTGTATCCTAGTGCTGATGCAATGCTTAGGAGGTTTCTGCGTTCCTGTGCATGTAGCAGCATGGACTCCTTGAAGTTGGCATCTGTGTAGTAACCCAACACATCCCCTACATATGCCGCAAGGTCGATAAACAGCGATCCGGGTGAGGCTTCGTTAAAGTCGGTATATGCATCTGGATAGTATGCTCGAGTGAATTCTATTAAGCCTTTCTTAATAGTATCAAAATCTCTTCCGTAGTATTTTATATCTTGATTAGCCATTTACTTCTAGTAGTATTGATCTTGTATCGAAATCCAACTCACTTAAACTTATATCCATTTGAACAAATAGCGTGTTCCTATCTTCGTCTGGCGTAAGCTGCAGCTTTCGTATAAATATGTACGGTAAAAACGTTTGGAAACTATTTTTTATCCTTGACTCCAGCACCATCATAGTTTCAGTAGTTAAATTTTCAAAAATAGTTTTTTTTAATCCACATCCGAACTCAGGCAGCATTACTCTTTCACCAGGTTCTGTAAGCAAAAGGTTTTTTGCATTAGCCTCTGCTTGATCCATTGTAAAGTAATTTTGCTTAAAAGTTGCTCCACTCTCTCCAGTTAACGGAAGATCTAAACCCAAAGCTACGTTTCTCTCTAGGTCTACAGGATTGACTTGTATGATATAAGCCATTAAGGTCTAAAGTTAGGATTGCTCAACTCTTCCGATCTTTTTAGGACAGACGAGTAATCTTTTACAAACATGTCTGTTGCCGATGATCCTATTGTCGGGAAGTCTGGGTTTATTTGATCAGCTGATTCCTCATCAAATCCTGCCATCGACTTTGCAGTTTCGTTCAGCAAATCACCTAAAGGACCTCCTACGGTAGTAAACGGTTCGTCTAGGGTTACTAATGGTGTTGTTCTTCTGTTTACCTGTAGTGATTGGTTAGGCTTAGCTGTAGACTGCTTACTTTCATTAAGCTTTTTTATTTCAGTGCGTACTGCAACTTGAACTTCCTCGCGGATAAGCTCACGCAACATGGACTTAAATTGACTTAGTTTCATATTTTTGTTTTTTATAAATAGTACTTTATTGTATTATTCCATTAGGATCCTATCACATAGTCTTGCTTACCTAAATATCCGTGCCATGTAAATGGTACAATTCCAGTGCTTAGTGGTGGGATAGCTATTCCACTCATACGTTCAAGTTGATGACTAAAGCCTTCTGCCATTTCCTCTGCATACCCTTGCGCTCCATTTTCATTTAATGCCTCCATTGGAGGATAAAAGCTTCCAACGCTTGTTACTATAAATTTAGTACCATATTGATTAGTCCAACTATTTCCTGTCCAAAACAGCCTTCCAGCTAACCCAAACACAAAAGTCATGATCTTAGCGTCAATGTTAATTTTTGAATCTGCTTTAGCTTTTGCGTATGATGCTGCATCTGCTTGTAACTTCTCCTTTCGCTCCGCAACTTCCCCCTTAATATAAGCAACTACAGGATCTAATAACTCTCCAATAAACTCCATTATCCGTTTGAAGAATATGCTTATTGCATCGAGTATTGGCAAGATTAGGTCTGTTGCTCTACTTAATTGGTATCTGATGTATAGTAGTCCTGAATCTTTTGTATCTTGTGGGATGAAGTCTCCCAACCCCGCAGCCTTAACTCTCAACCTTTTAAAAGCTACTTTTTCTGCGTTTATTATTGAGTACATTGCATCTCCTTGTGCTTTTAATTGTCCCGGTATTGCTGCTAACTCCTGTAGGTTTGGTGAACTCTGGGCTCCGTCCAGTATCTCCATAAGCGTATCAAAAACTCCCGTTGCTGCCCCTTTTATTTTAGTACCCTTTGCTTCTATCCTTTCTTCGTAAATTTTCTTAATTTGAGCTACTATTCCTGTTTCTTTGCACTCTTCTATTAGCTTTCTAAAGAATAGATATATTTGTTCATAAGCCTTCAGATCAGCAACTTTAGCTCTAAACCTTTTGAAATCAGCTTGCTTTTGTTCTTTTGTTATCTTACCTCTTTCAATCTGCAAGTCTAGGAAAGTGTTGATGAGTTTAGTAACTCCAGCCTCGTTTTGCGTTATTGGTGCGTCTTTGTTTTGTATCAACCCTACAAGTACTTTAGGTCCATTTACAACAAGTTGGTAAGCTAATTGAGCTTCTCGAGCTAATTTTTTAAACTTAGCTAACTTTTCCTTCGCTTTAATAATATCAAACTCCTTTTTTCTTTTTTTATTTTTTATTCGCTTTACAGTTGGATTAACGTCAAGCAACGTATCTACGTACTCATCAAGATACTGTTGCTCCCTTACTACGTCAATTAACTCATCTTCTTTCTCCCTAATTAGTCTGTCTATTGTAAGCTGTGCTTCTTCTATTTTATTATTGATAACTCGACAACTTCTGATTAAGCGCAAATACGTCATATGCCTATCAGCTTCTCCTCTCACAATACTTGATACTCCTACTGCACCACCTTCTACTGAATTATAGTCTTCTGTGATGCGATCAACTTCCTCCATCTGTTGTTGATAGTACGGACTACTTGGTTTTATCATAAAAAGCTTTTTTAGCTTTGGGATATCAACAGCCAATATTGTCTCAATATTACTAACAACTAAGAATACTTCATTACCTCCTCTTCGCAAGAAGGCTGCTACTTGTGATGGGTTTAGCTTGTATAAGTTTTGAACTTGCTCCATCAGTTGCCTTACTATTGGCGTAGCATCTCCAACGCTTACCATAAGTTGAGATGTCGATGTGTCTGCGTTTGCAGGGTTTATATTTTTCTTGAAGGCATCTAATGCTTCTTGCCTTGCTTGCTTTGCAGCTGCCGATATTGACTCTTCTAGATTAGACTTTACTTCGCCATATTTTTCTTTTACGGTAGCTACTGCCTTCACTGCTTTTTGTATTGCTTTTTTTATTGCTGCGTAGATTTCAAATAGTTTAGTAAAAATGCTTTGTATTGTATCTAGAATTAGCTTGTAATGAGTTAAAGATCTCCGAATTTGTTTTGCTTTAGCTTTTACTCGGACTGCTGTCTCTTTTATTTTCTTTCCAACTGCAAGTCGTTCGGCTGCCTTTGTTTGTTCTTTAATTAGTCTTTTTTGTGCTTGCTTAAGTTGATACTCTTTTATTGCTGTTGCTAACTTACCCTTCAAGTCATCTAACTTCTTATCCAATTGAGCTCTAACAGCTATTTTTTTAGCTTCTATTTTTGCAACTAATTTCTTTTTAAGCTCCTTTAGCTTTTTATTATTTTCAATAACTTTAAGCATTGTTCTGCCTATCACACCTCCTCCTGGGACATACGTAAGCTCCCTCCAGTATCCAATATACTTTTCAGGATTAACAAAGCCGTCAAGCATTTTCATAAACTCTTGTACAACAGCTTTGATTTTTTTATTTACATACATCTTTAGGTTAGCCTCTTTTGAAAATGTATTGTTATACTTGTCTAATGTATTTTTTGATTTTTGCGCATAGCTTGCAAGTGTTTGAAAGGTTTGCGCAACAGAAGTTAGATTAAGACTAGGTTCAATTTTTAAGCTTAGCAGTGCCTTGAGGTCTGCGATCTCTTGTCCCATGACTGCATTGAGGTCAAAGTCAGAAAGATTTTGCCTATTTAATTGTTCGAACTTATCTCCTAAAGATGTTATTTCACCAAAAGCAGTTTTTATTACTTCCTTTTTAGCGCTAATAAGTTTTCTAAACTCAGGTCCAATAGATTTTATCGTACTTCTAATTTCCTTAAGCTTATCGTCTAGCTGTTGAATCTGGATCTGTAAATCTTGAACTTCTGCAGTTAGTTTCTTATAAGTAGCTATTGCTGCTTGTATGTCCTGTGATAGTGATTGTATTCTAACTTGTCCATGTGATAACTCTTTTCCTAGGAAATATACTTTAACTGTGTTGTAAAATATTTTTTCTCTCGTTTTGTTTGTGATTGAATTGCCAGGTCCTACTGGGACTAGTGCTCCTGCTGCGAGTGGTGATGGCATTGTTGGTGGAATGCCTACAGGAGCGTTTAATGCTAGTGAGGATATATAATGCCTAGTGATACCAGCAGCGAAGTCGTCTGCATTTGCATATACTCCCTGCTCTAAGTCCGTAGCTACTCCTTTTGCAAAGATCTCTTCAAAGTCCATTATTGTACTTTATTCATAAATATATCCCAAGCTATCCACGACTTTTCTAACAATGTTTTTTGTATCTTTGCATTGCCATTCACATAGCCATCGGCTGTTAAGCCTGTAACCCAGTCTACTGCCTCTTGTTTAGTTTCCGGTGCTTTACCTTTAGCTTGCTTGTATACGTTATATAGTCCTGCTTGCAGTCCTAATAAGGCGGCTGCTTTAAAATCTGCGCTAAATGCTGTTGCTGCTCCTACGTATATAAACACTTCGTCCGTAGGTCCGTACCAGACAAAACCGTACTTATAGCTGTTTTCAAGCAGCCATCCAAGAGTTGATGCTACATCCTTGAAGACAACAACTTTTCCTGTACGGCGTGGATCGTTTGCTTGTGTGTTTGGCCATCCGTAAACGTATGCCGAGTTTGGACCTTTAAAAAAAGGAGACGGCCATGTTAGTTCATATTTATTAAAAGCAGCCCATGCTTTACCAGCATTTGGATGGTTTTTCATAGCAAAACTACTAATAGGAACAGCATCCATATACGCAGATATAGCTTTACGG